CTTACACCTGAACAGGAACAAGTAGAAGAAATGCTTGAGCCGACACCTTATCAAAATAAGTATAAAAGAGATCTCGATGATAAGGTTACTGATACAGCTACCGAACAACAGGACACCGAAGAAGAGGCTACTCCTGAAGAACGCCCTGTAACAGCCGAGGAAAAGGCTTTTAAGAAACGTTATGACGATCTTAAACGCCATTACGACAAGACTTTAAGTAAACATAAGAACGAAGTTACGAAACTTAAGACTCAAGTTGAACAAAAAGCAAATGAGATGCTACCACCTAAAGATCCAAAGGAACTTGCAGAGTGGAGACAAAAGTATCCAGATGTCTATGATGTTATAGAGTCAGTATCTTTGCAACAAGCAGATACTAGAACTAAACAACTTGAAGAAAAATTTCAGTTTTTACAGGAACAGCAAACGCAGATTTCTAAAGAAAAAGCTGAAGTTGAATTGGTTAAACGTCATCCTGATTTTGCAGAGATTAGGGCCCAAGATGAATTTCATGAATGGGTTCAATCACAAGATCCTACAATTCAAGGATGGTTGTATGACAATACAGATAATGCAGACTTAGCCGCAAGAGCTATTGATCTTTATAAAATGGATAAGGGACTTTCTAAACCAGAAAAGAAAACTAATTCAGACATAAAAAAAGAAGCTGCAAGATCAGTCACAACAACTAGAAAAGCCAATCAAACAGACGTAGCTGAAAAGAAAATTTGGAGTATTGATGAGATTTCTAAACTGAAGCCTCAACAATTCGACAAACACGAAAAAGACATTATGTTAGCTCGAAAAGAAGGTCGTATAAAAGCATAAACTAAAAACTTAACTTAACGCTATAAGGAGAATAATATGGCAATATCAAGATCTGCGGGTTATAATAACCTGCCATCAGATAATTTCATACCTGCAATTTATAGCCAGAAGGTTCAAAAGTTTTTCAGAACTGCTTCGGTTGTTGAAGACATTACAAACACCGACTATGCTGGAGAAATCGAATCTTATGGTGACACGGTAAATATTATCAAAGAACCTACAGTTACTGTAGCTGCGTACACACGCGGTGCATTAATTAATACACAAAACTTAGCTGACGATCAATTACAACTAATTGTTGACCAAGCCAATGCTTTTGCTTTTAAAGTGGATGACATTGAAGAAAGACACTCTCATATAAATTTTGAGTCTGTTGCAAGTTCTTCAGGTGCATATGCTCTAAAAAATGCTTATGACAAAAATGTCTTAGCAGCAATGGTAGCTGGTGCTGGAACTACAAATGGTTCTGACGGATCTGGCAACGCTGATGTAGGAGTATACCCAGAGGGTACTTCTCTAGCATCTAGTGCTGAAGTTGATCCAATCAACATCTTAGCTAAACATTCTAAACAATTAAACTCAGCAGACGTTCCAGAAGAAAATAGATTCTTCGTAGCTGGACCTGAGTTTTATGAGCAACTAGGACAGGCAAATAGTAAGCTAATGGCTGATACTACTGGCAATGCTGCACCATTAAGAAATGGTAAAGTATATCAAGGTAAGATCAATAACATGAGCTTATACATGAGCAATAACTTTGCTGCTGCTAGTACTTCTAATGTTTTCTTATGTTTATCTGGTCACATGTCTTCCACTGCAACTGCTAATCACATTGCAAAAATGGAAGTCGTTAGAGATCAAGATTCATTTGCAGACGTAGTTAGAGGCTTGCATGTGTTTGGTAGAAAAGTACTAAGATCTGAAGGTCTTATTGCTGAATTTTTATTAATTGATTAATTAGGAAAGGAATAATAACATGGCTACTTATGACGTAACAGGTAATACTAGTTCAACTAGTGTGCCCTCAAGAAAGAACCCTGGTGTAAGAACCCCTTACCTAGTGGAAAATACAATTGATATATCAAAAGTTAACAGCTCTGCTGGAACTGCCAATGGGGATGTACTACAAGTAATAGACATTCCTGCTGAAACTTTAGTACTACACGCTGGTATAGAAGTTATTACTGCACTATCTAATAGTGCAACTATGGACTTTGGTATCACTGGTGGAGACGTTGACGTATTTGTTGACGGAGATGCTAATGCAACAGGATACTCTGTGCTAACAGCTACGGCAAGACCAATTATCGCAAGTGCTGACACTATCGACTTACTAGTCGCAGGTGCAGCATCTAGTGCTGGTAAAGTCAGAGTCTTCGCACTTTTGTGTGATGTTTCTGGTGTTTACGAAACAGCAAACAATGCTTAATTGTTAATTAGTTGGGAGCCTTCGGGCTCCCTTCTATTACTAAAGGAATTTATGGCTACAATAGATTTAAGAAATAACACAGAGGCATCAACTGGACAAAAAAAAGTTGAAATGTATAACGAGTCTACTATACATTTAGATGATAAGACCAAACAGTGTGACTGTGGGGCAAAAATAAAAGAACAAGATGCAAAAATAGACAAGATATTAAAATTATTAGAGAGTAAATAATGAATTACTTAGCATTAACTAATCAAGTATTAGCAGAATTAAATGAAGTACAATTAACTAGTAGTAACTTTGTTAGTGGTGCTGTAGGTATACAACAAACTACAAAAGATGTTGTTAACAAAGCAATACGTGATGTTTATGCATCAGAATTAGAATGGCCTTGGTTACATAGTGATAAAACACAAACAACTTTTGCAGGTCAAAAAGAATACACATTACCTACTGACTACAGATCAGTTGATTATGATTCATTTTATTTAGTCCCTACTGAGTTAGTTACTAATTCAACGTTTGATACCACTATAGATAACTGGACAACTTCATCAGGAACTCCTGCGTATAACTCTGGTGGTAATGGTAGATTAAGATTAAATGCAGCAGCAGCCTATGCGACTTTATCTACAATAAAAAATAAAACATATAGAGTACAGATTAGACTTATAGATAGTTCTTCAGGAGGTTCTAGTTTAAAAGTACAAGTAGGAACATCTGCTGCAGGAACACAAAATTTAAACACAACTATTACAGTGTCTGATTTTGGAGATGGGAATATATTAGATACTACATTTGTAGCTACTGCATCTACTTCATTTTTAACATTAGATAATGATGACTCTAGTAATTTAGATGTAGATTTTGCAAAGGTATCTGAAAATTTAACTCCAAAAAAATTAGCATATATAACTTATGATGATTATAAAAGAAGATTTTTAACTACTGCACAAACAAATAGCAGTGATCATTACGGTACTCCAGACTATGTATACAGATCACAAGATGGAAAATTTGGATTATATAGAATACCTAAGTCAGATGGTTATACAATAAATTATGAATACTGGAAAACTCATTCTGATCTTTCAGCAACTACTGATACTCCAGATATACCAGCAAGATTTCATGATGTAATTATAGCAAGAGCTAAATATTATATTTATCAGTTAAGATCTGATCCTCAATTTACACAATTTGCTGCAGCAGACTATTTAGCAGGAGTTAAAAGAATGAGAATTGAGTTAATTAATTCACCATCTGAAATGCTAGATACAAGAATTAATTTAGGTAGAAGTAGAGGAGCTACTATAAGTGGCTGATACTTCAGAAATATCCCCATTTATATATGGATGCTCTGGTGGGCTAGTACTTAATAAAGATACATTTTCTTTTCAACCAGGAGAATCTAGAATACTGCAAAATTTTGAACCAGATATTAAGGGTGGCTATAGAAAAATGTTAGGTACTACATTTTATAATACTAATATTGTGCCCCAAGTATCTTCTTCTAGTGAACGTGTAGTAATGTCTGCTGTATTTAATGATAAACTATTAGTAGCAAGAGGTGGTACTATATATCAAGGAACCTCTGGTAGCGGCAGTTGGACATCAGTACAAGCTAGTTTAGGCACACCAACAGCTAATTATACATTTCAAAAATTTAATTTTGATGGTACTGATAAAATAGTAGTAGCAACAGGAACTTCATTTCCTAAAATAATAGACACATCTTACAATGTAACTAATGTAAATGCTACAGGAAGTGCAAATACATTTTCTATTGTTGAAGTATTTAAAAATCATATATTTTTTGCAGGTGCTACTGGATCAACTCAACAGATTAGTTTTATGGGACCTTTTGAAACTAATAATTTTAATAATGGTAGTGGCGGTGGCGCAATAAAAGTAGACACTACTATTATAGGA